ATGACACGCAATTATCATCGCAATGAAATCTGGGCAGCCCCAGAGAACGGCTGCCGACTGGTCATATTCGACCGATACGACAGGCCTGTAGAGTTCAGGATCGATCTGGCAGATGTCGAGCGAGTATCTCGGCACCAATGGACACTGATGCGGCAGGGCAGCCGATGTTACGCATACCGCAAGACGGCCGACCAGAAAAATGAATACTTGCACCAGTATTTATGTCCCACAGACGGCAAGCTGGTCGATCACAGAGACAGAGACACGCTCAATTACTGCTCGGACAATCTACGGCCGGCGACAACGGCGGAAAACAATCGTAATCGACGGAAGCCGAAGAGCAATAAGTCAGGCTATCTGGGAGTCACACGATCTCTCACCGGAGATAAATGGGTAGCCACCATTACGACCGATCGCCGAGTCAAGTATCTCGGTACATACGCTGATTTGGTCGATGCTGCCATTGTCCGGGATCTTGGGGCGATCTTCCGGCACGGAGACTTCGCCTCCCTGAACTTCCCCGTCTTGGCCAAAGTAATCCAGCCTGATGGCAGCAGGGGCACCGCAATGCAGATACCGGCCGTACAGGAGATCGCCAATGCAGCGTCAGCAGCCTAGCGACCAGATCTCCGACGTGGCTCTGATCGATCTGCACCTAGCTCACGAACAGATGGCCGTCCAGACACTCAAGATCGAGCGTCGGCTCACCGATCGACAGAGCAACGAAGTACTCCTGGCAGTTCAGCGACGACTCCGGGAGACGAGGCCAGAAGAGCGGCACATGACTCGACAGATTCGCCGAATCATCAATCTGACCGCCCAAGATGCTGCCGACCAAGTAAAGGCCGCCAAGAAATCAATCAAGAAAGCAGGAATCCAGTAATGCCGATATGCCCTACGTGTGACAGCCAACGCGCTGTAGAATCGTCCAACTCGTGCGAGAAAGATATAGCGTCTTATTACTGCCGGACTTGCGGCAGCTTATTCGACAGCCCGGCCGCGGGCGACTCAAAGAGAAAAGGAATAATCGAGCGAATCGGCAAATATCTGAGACTCCACCCGGATATTGACAATTTCGTAGCATACGGACTCCCCTCGTTCTTTCTCGGCGCTGGTGCTGCGACGATACTCTGTGCGGCTGCAATTCTGGGGTTGCTGTAATGGCTGCACCTACACCAGCACCCTATATATCAGATGAGGAGCTTCTGGCGCAGTACGACCCATACATCCGCAAGGTAGCTGCAAGCCTGGAGAAGTCCACTCGCGGGGTAACACGATCAGACAGAGACGACATTGCTCAAGTATGTCGACTCGACCTCATCGCAATCACTCAGGATTGCCGGCCACACCCGGAATACTGCCGTACAGTCATCCGTCGCGCGGCAAGACGACAGAGGCAGAGATGTATCGCCTACTCCGATAAACACTGCCAGTTATTCTCGGGCGGCGGGGAATACACAGCCGTAACCGAGAAGCTCCAAGACGATCCCACAGAGTCATACGAGGATGCTCTCACGGCAGAAACACTATGGGCCAGACTCAGTGAGAGACAGCAACAGATACTCTCCCTCAACCTCGGTTTGACGGAACCAGCAATGGGTTATCGCCAGATCGCCAAGGCGCTCAACACTCCGGAGCGGCAAATAAGACATGAGATCGAAGTAGCCATGCAGTTACTCCGATCTGCCGCAGGAGCAAATAATCCGTCGCAGTAACCAGAGTGGCTCACTACATGTACAGTGAGCCCCGCAAGTGCAATCGTCCTCCACCTCCAATCTGCTCGCCACCCGGACTACGGTATCTGATCGTGGTCCGGGTGATTCTGTCGCGATACCCAGATCCAAAGATGACTGCCCACAGCGAGCAGCCTATCTCGACAATCTCCGGGACAGGCGGGCAAACGAGCAGGCAGCCACTTCTCCGAACCAATTAGACAACTCATGAAACAAAGGATCACAAGATAACATGCCAAACTCTAGCTATTCCCACGGCACAGTGTCAATCGGCACCACGGCGACATTACTGGCGACCGTTGCATCACAGAACGACGGAATCCTCGTAAAGAATCAGGGAACAGTTACCGTCTATCTCGGCAGTTCGACTGTAACGCCGGATGAAACAAGTACGGGCGGTTATCCTGTCGCGGCTGGTGACTCTGTACGTGTGCCGAGCGTTGGCAGCAATCCTCATGACTTATACGCGATTGTCGCAAGCAGCACGGCGTCGGTGTCGTTTATTCAGCCGTTGCTGTAGGGGATGATGCGACTCTTCACTCGGACTATGGTCGCTGCCGACGCGGGTCTAAATTCCCGCTCGGGTGATTGTGGTCCGAGTGATTCATTTGCCGATCTCTACCGGGATCTGGTCAATAGGTATCTCCAGGAGATCTCTCGTGCCTTTATCATTCCGGCCGCGGGCAAGCCAGAGACAGAAGAGAAGGAAGAAACTCTAGCCAATAGACTCAGACAGAGTTACCGGATACAGGAGACATCCAACCAGTGAAACCCTGTGGTAACTCTACCTGCTCCCGACTCATAAGCTTTGGCAAGTTCTGTCAGATGCACAAGCCACAAGCGGCGGAGTACAGACCGACCGCGGCGAAGAGAGGATACGGAAGAGCATGGCAGAAAGCCAGAGCAGAATATCTCATCTCTCATCCGCTCTGTGAACTATGTGAACGTGAGAACAGAGTAACTCTGGCCTTCTTAGTGGATCACAAGATCCCGATATCAGCCGGAGGAGCAGTCCTCGATCCAGAGAACCACCAAAGTATGTGCGTTGCCTGCCACCAACTCAAATCAAAGCAGGATCTCAAGCTATACGGGCCAGTCATCTGGGATCGATAACTGTGTATGCAGCTATCTCTATCAGTATCAATAACATACAGATGCCCCCTGGGGAGGTTGAATATGTTTGTTACGCCCATCGGTAGACCACACACCGCTTTAATTTGTAAAAACGGATAAATGAACCGAGGGGTTATTCGTTAAACCTCAATGTTACATCATGTTACGACCCAAACTCACCCTGTCCGATCTCCAACCCGACCCCAACAACGCCAATAAAGGGACTGTACGTGGTCACGAACTGGTCAAAGAATCGCTCGCCAAGTACGGCGCCGGCCGATCTATTGTCGTGGACAAGTCAGGCAACATCATTGCGGGCAATAAAACTGCGGCCAATGCTCAGGCTGCCGGCCTCTCCGATGACTGCATTGTTGTGCCGACCGACGGAACCAAGCTCGTAGTTGTCCAGCGTACCGACTTGGATCTGGACGACGCCAAGGCTCGACAGCTTGCCATAGCAGACAACCGGACTGCTGAGATCGGCCTTGAATGGGACCCGGCGATTCTCTCGGAGTTCCCGACTGAGGATCTCCAGCCATTCTTCACGGATGCCGAGTTAGCCGATGCGATCGGTGAGGAGGTAACGCCGACCGACCCCAACGCTGAATATGTCGGGATGCCTGATTACACGAACGAAGACCAAACAGGCGTGCGGGACATTATCATACATTTCCAGAGCGACGCCGCGGTACAGGAGTTTGCGAAGCTTCTGAGTCAGACCATTAGTCCTCAGACGAAGTATCTCTGGTTCCCGAAAGAGGACCGGGCAGAGCTACAGAGCGAGAAGTACGTGACGGAATAAATGCAGCCTCAATTCCCCATATTCATCCCAACGCTTTCCCGCTACGATAGTCGCCTGACGATTAAGGCTCTCCAACGCATGAACATCGAGAAGTGGTATGCGGTAGTCGAGCCACAGGAGTATGAGATGTACGCCGCAGTGATTCCGAAGGAGCATATCCTCACACTCGACATGGCGTACAAGCAGAGTTACCAGACGCTTGATGCCCTCGGCACGGCTAAATCCACTGGCTCCGGCCCGGCTCGTAACTTCATTTGGGACACGAGCATCGAGATGGGTTATCCGTGGCACTGGATCATGGATGACAACATTGTTCGTTTCCTCCGTTACACCAATAACCTCCGCTATGAAGTGCTGGACGGGGCTTTCTTTCGTGTGATGGAAGACTTCTGTTTGCGCTACGAGAACGTGGGCATGGCGGGCCCGAACTATGAGATGTTCGTCCCCCGCAAGCAGAAGCATTCGCCGGTAGTGTTCAACACTCGGATTTATTCCTGTAACTTGATTCGAAACGACATTCCGTATCGCTGGCGCGGACGCTACAACGAGGACACCATCTTGTCTCTCGACATGCTCCGGGATGGTTGGTGTACGGCATTGTTTAACACTTTCCAGCAGAAGAAATTGACCACACAGACGGTAAAAGGCGGTAACACCGACACGATTTATGTGGGAGGGACCTACCCGAAGAGCAAGATGCTGGTCGACCTTTACCCGGAGTACGCCCGTCACGCCCATAAGTTTGGCCGCGATCACCACCACGTAGATTACCGGCCCTTTCGGCGCAACCAGCTAAAGCGCAAAGAGGGTATCGTGATCCCCGAAGGGCCGAACGACTACGGCATGAGCCTGTGCAAGATAGCAGGGGGCAAATAATGATCGGAAGAAAACGACTCCTAATAACACCTGAGTTACTGGTCGAGTTCCTCCGGCATCCAGTTCCGCCCGGGATTACCGCTGAAGGTCTACCTCGGGACGCCAGAATCGTTGACGCCAGCTATGATCGCCCGCTGGATTGCATTGTCCTGTGGGTTGAGAGCAAAGAGTTCGAGGAATACGGCGATATAGATGTCCTCTTTCGCCAGAGTCGAGGAGAAACACAATAACATGGTTGGACGTAAACCTACCCCAGACCCCGGAAAGAAAGGCGCTCCAAAGCCTACCGGTGTTCCTTCATGCCCGGCCCACTTGGATAAGATCGCCAAGGCCGAATGGAAACGCATCGTCAAAGAGCTTGCTCCCTGGGGATTGATTACCGCGGTTGATCGTGCTGCACTGGCAGCCTATTGTTCCAGCTATTCCCGGTGGATCGCAGCCGAGCTGGCCTGCCAAAAATATGGAACGGTCGTCAAGTCGCCGAAGTCAGGCTATCCCATAAATAGCCCGCATGTGGGAATCGCCAATACAGCCCTCGATCAGATGCGGAAGTTCTGCACTGAGTTCGGCCTCACTCCGGCATCACGAGTTCGCCTGGCGGACGCCAACTTTGATGCACAAGCCGAGCTTGATCTCCTCTTAGACGATGACGATACCGAGCCCGAGTAATCTCTTTGCCCTTCAGCCAACAGAAAGCGAAACACGCGCTCAACTTCTTTCACAAGGTGCTGAATGTCAAACTTCCGCCCTGGCAGCAGAAGTGTATCTCTGATGTCTTCGGGACACTTCGACCGGACGGCCGGCGCCAATACCGAACGATCTATATTGAGGTTCCCGGTAGGAATGGAAAATCAGTCCTGCTCGGTGGGCTCGGTATCTACCTCGCACTCTACGGCGGCGAAGAGCACAACCAAGTTACTGTTGCCGCGGCGACCAAGAACCAGACGAAGAACATATTTGACGTCTCGCTCAATTACGTTACCCAGTCTCCAATCCTCCGGACCATCCTCAAACCGCTCGCGGCGACGAAATGGATTCAGAAGCGGAATGATCTGCTCAGTTATTTTCGGGCCATCTCAGCCGACGGCGGAAAGAATGACGGATTCGGCGGGCACGTCCTGGTCGATGAACTTCACCGATGGCACGCTGAGTCTCAGCTTGCCCTGTGGGAAGTCATAAAGAAGGCCGGCACCACTCTCAAAGAACCGCTCCGGGTAATCATCACTACGGCCGGATCCGCCGACGAGTCACCGCTCGCTCTGTCGATGCACAACCGGGCGATGGCGATACTTGAGGGTAAGATCCAAGATCCTACGTTCTACCCTCTCGTGTTCGGACTCGGGCCGGAGGATGACTTCCAGGACGAATCGAACTGGGTAAAAGTCAATCCGTCCCTCAAAGAAAACGGCGGATACATGGACATCGAGGCTCTCCGGGAGATATACCGGGCTGCTCTCGGTGACCCTGTAGCAGAGCGTTCATTCCGGCGCTTCCACCTGAATACATGGCTGTCTTCGGTAGTCGAGGGCGCGATTGAGCTGGCAGATTGGAAGCTCTGCTCTGAGGCTCTCCGGGGAGATCGCAAAGAACGGCCCTGCTTTCTGGCAATCGATCTTTCATCGAGACTCGATCTCTCCGCTCTGTCGGCAGTCTGGCCTGACTACGATACCGGCACCTTCGACGTAGAAACATGGTCCTGGCTGCCCTCGGAGATGCTGCCCAAAGCGGGACAAAGAGATAAAGTGCCATACGAGAAGTGGCACAAGCACGGCCATTTACTGACGTGCGAAGGGCGGGTAATCCGTACCGATGACATTCTCGCCAAGGTCAAAGAGCTATCAGAGCAGTACGAAGTGCAGGAGATCGCTGTCGATCGGTGGGGCATGGACGAGCTTACAGCCCGGCTGGAGAAAGACGGCTTCACAGTTATCCCGATCCCGCAGAATATATCCGGGATGACTCAGCCGACCAAGCGATTCCTCGAACTGGTCAGAGATGCCAAGTTACGACACGGCGGACATCCATTACTCCAGTGGTCAGCATCCTGCCTCGACCTCAAGACGGACCATTCAGGCAACATCCAGCCGGCCAAACCGGCCTATAACAAGTCAGACAAGAGAATCGACCCAATTGTAGCCACGATTATGGCCTTGGATCGAGCCATTCGACACGGTTACGACAATCCAGATCCGTATGCCGACGGCCACGATGTTGTGATGGTTGACTACTAAGTCAGTCACTTTCCGTCGCAGTAGGCTAGTCCTTCGCCTACATATACTTTAGAGCCCCACGAATTAGTGATTAGTTCCTTAAACAGCCTCATCACGAATACAGGACAACCGAGCCTCTTAGATGTAGAGTCTCGGTCCGCTTTTGCGCCCGGTAGCGATACTTGGGGCAATCACGACGGCGAATCAATTATCATTGGCGGGTACTCCAGTACGGCCGGCCAAAGAGTAACTGAGACTTCGGCCCTGTCGATCTCGGCTGTTTATCGCGCTGTCAATCTGATCTCAGGCTGTCTGGCAATGATGCCGCTAGAAGTTCTCCGGGAGACGCCGGAGAATGGGCAGCAGGCGGAACCGAATCATTACCTGTCTCCCCTACTCGGTGAAAGCTTCAATCCGTCTTGGACTAGTTTCCGCGCCAAGAGATTCATCGTCGAGCAGATCCTACTTCGGGGTAATGCTCTGGCGAAGTATTCAGTCTCGACAAATGGCAGAGTTACCAGCATCCAGCCGTACCACTGGGATCGAGTCACTACGATGCCCCAGACTGATGGCTCTCTCCGGTATCTCATTCTGGAGCCAGATGGTGTTACCCGCGAATACACGAGCAACTCTGTCATTCACTTTCGAAACCTGGAATCGAACGACCTGGGTATCGGCCTCTCCACTATCGCGGCCTTCCGTAACACTCTCGGTCTAGCCCAAGCGAGTGAAGAAGCTTCTGCCCAACTATTCGGTAATGGTCTGATCCAGCCCGGCTTCTTCAAGGCCGTCGGCATGAATGACAAGACCCGCGGCAAAGTCGAGGAAGCTCTCTCGCGCAAAGCTCGTGGCGCTCATAATGCTTTCCGTACTCCTCTGCTAGAGGCCAATGTCGAGTATGTCCGTACCGGCCTTACGATGCAGGATCTCCAATTTGTCGAGACTCGCAGGATGTCTCTCCAAGAAGTCTGCATCCTCTTCGGTATCCACCCGGCGGCGATGGGATTGGTCACTCAGACCCAAGGGAACGCCGAACAGAATGCTATCGAGTTCCTGGTTTATGGGCTCCAGCCTCTAATGTCCAATATCGAGGCTGAGATCCACAATACCCTGCTCTCATCGTCTGAGCGCAAAGTCTACAAGATCGGCTTTGATCCTGATGTATTACTTCGGACCGACTCAAAGACTCGATTCGAGCAGTATGCGACTGGCGTAACGTCCGGGGTCCTCAAGCCCTCCGAAGCAAGGCGTAAAGAGAATCTGCCGCATGATCCTGCCGGAGATGAATTAGTCGCCAATGCCTCCCTCGTGAAACTCAAAGACGCTGGAATCCAATGGCGCGGACCCGGCAAGACTGCCGGCAAATCAACTAACACGGAGGCTCCAGCCAATGAATAAAGAATACAGGCTGTCTGCACCGGAGCTACGGGCTGCCGAAGATAACCCAAGCAAGCTAGTCGGATACGCTGCGACGTTCGACTTTCCGACCGAGATCGGCGGGTACTTCACCGAGACGATTGCTGCCGGAGCATTCACGGAAACACTCGCGGCCGACAACATTGTTGCCCTCTTCAATCATGACGACAATTTAGTGCTCGGTCGAAACATGGCCGGTACGTTGGCTCTCCGAGAAGATACTCGCGGTCTCTATTTCGAAATTGATCTACCCGACACCCAAGTAGCTCGCGATCTGCTCGTATCTGTTCAGCGTCGAGATATCTCAGGCTGTTCGTTCGGCTTTCAGGCTGTCGAAGAGAACTGGGATTACGACACCGAGACTCGGACGCTGCTCAAGGTCAAGTTATTCGATATCAGCATCGTGACCAATCCGGCCTACACGAATACGTCTGTATCGGCCCGGTCGGCGAAAGAAGTATTTGAAGAGTTCCGCAGTAAGAAACCGGCCCATGATGTCGTGCCGGAACAGACCGACATCGATATCACGCCTCTGACGCAGTACATCGAAGTTCTGCGGAATTGGTAATCACATTTTCACATAGGAGAAAGCTATGAAGAGTCTTGAATTGCGTCAGAAACGCGCCAAATTGATCGCCGATATGGGCGAGTACACTGCCAAAGCGTCCGCCGAAAAGCGGAGTCTGAACGCCGAAGAGAAAGAAGCCTTCGACCGCATGTTGGCCGAAGAGAAGGAACTGCGTTCGACCATCGAAGCCATCGAGGCTCACGAAGGTCTGGAGCGTTCGCTCGAAGAGGCGACTGAGCAGCGCAATCGTCAGGGTCAGGGTAACTCTGAGACTGCCGATGCGGCTTTCGAGGCTCACGTCCGGTCCAAAGGCAAGATCCCCTACGAGTATCGCGACAACCTGAAGAGTTCGACCACGGGCGGCGGCGATATCGTTCCGACTGGCTTCTATAACCAGCTTGTGGTTGCCCTGAAATACGTCGATGGCCCCTTCAACGTTGGCCGGCTACTGACGACCGAGACGGGCGTTGATCTGCCCGTACCGACGAACGACAACACGGCGAGCAAAGCGGCTGCCACGGCTGAAGGCACAACGATGTCCAACACCGACCGCGTGTTTGGCCAAGTCGTGCTGAAAGCCTACAAGTACCCCTCGGTTGTGACTCTCTCCGAAGAGCTTCTGAACGACAACGGGGTGAATATCTCCGCTGAATTGGCTTCTCTGTTGGCGGTTGATATTGCCGACGGCCTCAATGAGGATCTGACTGTTGGCGATGGATCGAGCAAGCCGACTGGTTTCTTATCGCAAGGTACGGCGAAAGCGGCGGCTGCCGCGGCTGCGGTGTCCTACGGCGACTTGGTTGGTCTAAAGTACGGCACGAACAAAGCGTACCGGAAGAATGCCATCTGGATGCTGAACGATACGACCTTCGGGGAGTTGGTGCAGATCCACGACACGACCAATCGCCCGATTATCTTCCCGGCCTCGGCGGGTGCGGAAGACATGCTCTTCGGTCAGGCCGTGTGTATCAACAACTCGATGCCCGACATCGGCGCGAGTGCGAAGTCCATCGCTTACGGCGACTTCAGCAAGCTGATCGTTCGTCAGGTTCGTGGAGTCCAGTTCAAGGTTTCGACTGAAGTGGCCTTCATGAAAGACGGCGTTGTGTTCAAGGCGACCCTTCGCGCTGACGGCAAGCTCGCCATCGCCAAAGCGGTCAGTGTCCTGACTCACCCGGCTAGCTAGTAACTCCCCAGAGCAGAGGATACGGGCTTACCGGTCTGTATCCTCTCTCGACTCTCAATCACTTCAATGCACACGTACTCATACTCGGAGAAGATCTATACTCAGCCGACCGTCGAGCCTATCGACCTCACGGCTGCGAAGGCCCATCTTCGTGAGTCCGACACTGCATTTGATACCTCGATTGAATCTCTTATCACTGTTGCTCGTACCCAGATCGAGCAATGGACCGATCTCGCTCTGATTACCCAGACGTGGGATTACTGGACCTCCAGACACTTTCGGCATTACGAGTATTACGGCCGGCCCTTCTCAATCAAGATTCCCCGCGGCCCGGTAAGCTCAGTCGATGCTGTCGAGTCAATCGATGACTCCGGCACGGCTACAGCAATCGATTCCTCGAAGTACGTAATTGATCTCCTCAGTGAGCCCTGCGAAGTACGATTCCTCAGTGGGGCGCCCGATGGTCGAATCCACCTCCGATATACGGCTGGTGTTGATTCCCCGGACGATGTAGCGGCTCCTCTCAGGCAAGCAATTCTCTTGCTCCTCGGAGCACTCTACGACAACAGAACAGAAGAGGTAATTGCTGCCGCAACGCTGACCACGATCAGGCTACAGATTGGTGTTGATTCGCTAATCCTGAACTACAGATGGGGCGGCGGATGCTGACACGCCGCGAAACGACAGTAGATATCGGATCTCTCCGTCACTTGGTCAAGATTCAACAGCGAGCAGACCAGCCGGACGCATACGGTCAGCTTATTCCGACGTGGACCGATGTTCTGTCTCCCTGGGGTGGATTCTCCAGCCTGACGGCTAAAGAGCAGTTCCAAGCCAATCAACTGAGCACTCAGGTTACTGATGTTTTCACGATGCGTTACCCGGTATCGGTGACGATCACGGCCGGAATGAGGCTGATATTCGCATCGAAGGTATACGAGATTCAAGCCGCTCTGGACCCGGACAAGTGCCGAACGATTCTCAAGCTGTATCTCCTGGAGAGCCAAACCCATGTCGGATAACTTCGTCACAGTCAAGATTACCGGCATGGATGAGATCGCCCGTAATCTCCATGCTCTCGGGCAGGACATCGAGCGGCGAATAGTCCGTAAGGCTGTCCAATCCGGAATTACTGTGATGGCTGAAGAGGTAGCTGCTCGTACTCCGACTGATACCGGCCTGCTCAAGCAATCACTTGTTACGACGGTACAAGTCGATAAAGAGGGCGCGGCGGCAATCGGAGCAGTGGGCTTCGGCTGGCAATCACATATCGCCCGCTTCTTGGAGTTTGGCCATCGCATTGTTGGGCACAAGCCGCACAAGAAGGACACCGGCAAGCATGTCCCGGCCAATCCGTTCATGCGGATCGCATTTGATTCGGGCAAGCAAAAGGCTGTAGACGCCTTTGTCGAGACGATGCGGGAAGAGATTGAGAAGTCAGCAAGTAAGTCATCGAAGAGGGCAGCGTAATGTTCTCCGAGGGCCTACAAGCTCTGCTCTCCAATGATTCGGATATCGCGGCCCTGGTCGGATCGAGGATCTATCAAGTCGTCGTACCGGAGAGCACAGAGTATCCGTGCCTCAGTTATCAGACTGTAAGCGGCTCAATCGACATCGCCCTAGACAGCGCGGCGGCAAAAGAGCGACGTGTCCAGTTTGACTGTTGGGCGACCACATACCCGGCGGCAAAGGAATTAGAGGCTGCCCTGGCAAGTCTCCTCGATGGATACGAGGGACAGCTTGCCGATGGCACGCGAGTAATTAGCAGTGTTCCCGGCGTCGTACTCGATGACTGGGCAGACAGCAGTAGAGTGTTTCGCGTCATGGCGGAATACATCATCACTTTCACTTAGGAGAAATAACAATATGCCCAGTTACGTTGGAACGCAGAGGCGGACCGCGAAAGGAATGGTCCTCAGCATCGGGGATGGAGCCTCGCCCGAAGTATTCACGAAGATATCGGAATTAAACAGCTTGGAGCTTACAGGTAGGCAAGCCCAGACAGATGACGCAACTAACTTTGATTCGGAAGAGGAAGAGTTCATCGCGACGATCATCACCCCTGGTGAGTGGAGCTTCAGCGGCTCTCGCATCAGCGGTGACGCCGGCCAGCAGAATCTCTCTACAGCATTCGCTGCACTGGCGTCCCACAACTTCACTGTTGTCGCGCCGAAGACGGGCACTCAGACCACAGGCGATACCTGGGCATTCAAAGCGCTTGTGACCGATGACGGCCTCTCGTTCGCTCCGACCAAAGGCCAAGCAATCTCCGGCAAGCTCAAGATCTCAGGCCCTCTGGCGTTCACCGCGGGTAGCTAGTCAATGACTGAGGGACGGAGTATCCGTCCCTCTTACCTCTCAGATCAATTAGTCACTTTATATGCCCAAACCCAAAACAGTGGCCGGCACGGCCGAAGATCCGACGATTCGTTATATCAAGGTTGATATCGATGGTCAGCACCTAAAGCTCGCTTACGACTTCGGGAACATTGCCCTGGCAGAGTCGATTACAGGTATCAATCTCTTGTCGGCGTTCTCGCTCGCTGGCATGAATGCGAATCAGTTAAGGGGTCTGTTCTTTGGCTGCGTGCTCAAAGCTCAACCCAAGATGACTCTTGCCGATGTCAGCAAGATGTTCAGCCTCGCGAACATGGCGAAGATCACTCAGGCGATTGTCGATACGTGGACAGCCTCGATGCCGGATCAAACGGATGAACCGGACCCAAACGACGAAACGCCGCTGGCTCCGGCGAGCGAGTAAGCAATCAGGAGACTTGGGAATCGTGCTGGTCGGCTGCACGGTTCTATCTGAGGCTTACAGACGATGAGTTCTTCCGGCTTACTCCTCGACAGTTTCACCTGTTAATGGAACGCCATCGGGAGCAGCGACGATACGAGGAGTTATTAACCGGCATCGTTGCTTCGACCGTGTGCAACTTCTCGATGGGAGCCCCGAAGAAGCCAGCGAGTCCGGCAGACTTCATGCCTTCAACGACGAAAGAGAAGCCGGAGAAGAAACAAAGAGTCAGTCGCAAGCAGATCGATAGAAACTTGAGGATCTTCTTAATGGCCCAAACAAACGCGAGAAAGGAGAACAAATGAGTCAAACATCTGTCGGCAATGTAGTCATTACGATGGGAGCAAACACGGCTAAGTTCTCCGTGGATCTCTCGCGGGCGGAAGCCAAGATGGCCGGCTTCTCCAAGAGCGTCAATATGAAGCTCCGGGAGATCGGCAATGGTGGAGCAACTAACGGCTTCAAGTCGATCAAAAAAGAAGCCCATGAGACGATTACCGCAGTACAGGGTACATCGGCTGCTCTTCGTGCTCTCGAAGGCGCCCAGAACTTCAGGGCTGGCGAACGGTTTCTCGCGACTACTTTGCAATTAGGCCCTGCCTTTCAGAAGCTCTTCCCGATCTTCGGTGCTCTTGCCCTCGGAGACATCGTTACAAATTGGATCAATAAGGTTAACGAGTTCCGGGAGGCGCTCAAGAATCTCTCAGACGCTCCGGAGCATATCGCTCAGGCGTTCCGCGCGATCAACGATCCAATCCAGCAACAGAATGACGAGCTAGGCAAAGCCAATGCCAAGCTCCAGAACGACATCAATCTTCTGCAAGGCAAGCCGACCAATAACCTAGCTACTGCCATCTATGACGCGCGAATTGAAGCCGACAAACTAGGCGCGTCTCTCAGCAAGGATCTGGCAGGTGTCGATCAGTTACTCGCCCAAAACAAGATCGGGCTATTTGGCCGGATTATGGGCAAGGCTGAAACCGGCGATGTCGAGAAACAGATTGCCGACTTCGAGAAGAAAGTCAATGATGCCACGCTCTCCGGTAATGCAGCCGTCCACAATGCCAAGACTCCAGAGGCGGCGAATGCTGCTCGCGATGCTCTCAACTCTACTCTCGGCAGTCTTTACGCTACGGAGATCCAGCGAGTAGCGGCGCAAAAGGCGGCAGTCGATAAAGTTCAGAAAGACCGTGGCCTACTCACTGTCGGCTGGCAGCAATCCGGCATGTCGTACAGCGAGTACTCGGCTCGGACACTGGCGGCCCGGAAAGCAGGCGATCAGGCAGCAATTCAAGCCGATCTCCAAGGCTATCTGCGATCTCTTTACACACAGGATACTTTCGTCGGCCTAACTGACAAGAACGTCAAACTTCAAGGCACGAAAGATGTTCTCACTCTCTCCAAGCACGGCACGGCCGCATCGAATCCATTCGCTGATCGGATAGCAGCACTCAAAGCCCAACTCGCTGGTGTCAATGCTCTCGCGTCTGCTCCCGCCGGTGACTCAATGGCTCAAGCTCTCGCCAAAGGATACGGGGACGCAGCCAAGGAGATTAGCTCACTGAACCAAGGCCAGACCAAGCTAACGCTCGGTCAGCAATCACAGATCACCATTCTGCACGATCAGATCGCCCTCGCTGAACTGAAACAGCAAAAGCAGAAGGAATGGCAGACCACTCTCCAGCAGATCGCCTCTGAATCTCAAGACATGCAGGAGAAAGACCGAGAAGCCTACATCCGGCAAGTAGAGCACCTCCGTCAGGTTCAACTCCAGATCGATGAGATCAACCGAACGGCGGCCAATGCCAGTAAGGGAGCAGATGCAATCTTCCGGGGCAATTACAACGCCATGCCGACCGGCACGCCGGAGCAAATGGCCGATAAGCGTAAGACTCTGGCGGAACATAACGCTGGCATCGCTGAATCAGTCGCTAATCTCAATCGGCAGACCGAAGCCACTCAGAGACTCAATGCTGTAGCCAATCTCGGACGTGATGCTCAGAGACAGGCTGCTATCAACAATATCCGCAATAGTGGGCAGTCTCCTGATGTTATTGACGCTCAAGTAAAGGCTCTGAAAGCTCAGAACCAACTGCAAGACAGTCAGCAGATGCTTGGCGGGACTGCACGCGACGGAGCGACTCGTTACTTCAGCGAGATGAAAGATAACGTCCAATCGACTGCGAAAAGTGTTCACGATGTCCTCGGTAATGCTTTCTCCGGCCTCAATGACCAACTTGGTGCTCTGGTATCGGGGCAGAAAACATCCTGGTCGGGCTTCTTCGCCGGCCTGGCCTCTCAGATCGCCAATATCGGGCTGAACAAACTCGAAGGCAATCTTTTCGGCAGCCTGTTCGGTAGCAATAGCGGCAGTAAATCCGGCGGTGGTGGATTCCTCAGTAGCATCGTCGGATTCACGAGCAAGCTATTCGGCGGCGGCCGAGCGATTGGTGGCGGAATCGATGCCAGCAAGTTCTACATGGTTGGCGAGAACGGACCAGAGCTATTCGCTCCTGGAGTCAGTGGCAACATCACCCCGAATAACAAGCTGAAGAGTGTTTCTGGTGGATCTGGCGCAATGTATTACGTCGATGCCCGCGGCGCCAATGCTGCCGACGTGGAATCTCGTGTCCAGCGTGCTCTCGCGCAAGTTCATGGATCTGCAATCCAAGGCTCTGTAGCAGTGCAAGCCGAAATGAAAAGACGCATGCCAAGGAGCAAATTCGCGTAATGTCTTATCCCCAAGTCCTCGGCTGGAATCTTGTGTCTCTCCCGTCTGGACCAGCATTCCGGACTGCGAGCCTGACCATGCACGACAGCGTTGGGCAGGTTATTTCGCCATTCACTCAGCAGAGCCAAACTCAAATCTGGTCCGGTGCCGATTATTGGGAATTGGATCTCAGCTTACCGCCGATGAAGCGGGGCGATGCCGTGAAGTGGATCGCCTGGCTTGCTGCCATGAGAGGTAAGGCCAATGTATTCCAATACCAGGATGTCTTAGGCTTGCATCCGCAAGGCTCTCGATCAGGAACCCCGGTAACCGATGGAACACACTTAGCCTCCGCAATTACGCTCAACACGCGCGGCTGGACGGCGAATGCTCAAGGCGTGCTGCTCGCTGGCGACTACATCACCGTGGGATACCGGCTGCACATGGTTCTCCAAGATGTCAATGCCGACGCCGCGGGGAAAGCCAGCATTGAAGTCTGGCCATCGCTCCGGGAAGCAATAGCCGATGGCGTGACGGTAGTAACTCAGGGAACCACTGGCTTATTCCGGCTCTCTGACAATGCTCGATCCTGGTCGGTCAACCAAATGAAAGTCTACTCAGTCGCATTTAAGGCGGTCGAAGCTCGCTAATGAGAGATATATCCATAGCCGCTCAAGAGCAAATAGTCTCCAACGTCATTCGACCGCTCTTTCTCGTCACTCTCCAATTTGCCAATGAATCTATTGCCGTCTGGTCTGGCGTTGGTGACTTTGTGTGGAGCGGGACGACGTTCAAGGGTGTCGGAACGCTTGGCAACATATCGCCGATAGTCGAGACGACCGAGACTCAGGCTCAAGGGATCACACTGAGTCTTTCCGGTATCCCGAATCAGTATTTGCAAGATGCTCTCAACCATGTATCGACTTCTGGGATAGCTCAAGTATTCCTGGCATTCATGGACTCATCCGGGAATCTCATTGGAGATCCGATACCGGCTTACATCGGTGAGCTTGACGCCCCGGAGATCGACATGTCCACAGAGACGACAACGATCTCAATAGCTGTCGAAAACAAGCTCTCAGATCTTCAGCGGGCACGTGGCGGCCGGCTCACGGATGCCGACCAGAGAGCAAGGCATCCGAATGATGGCGGGCTCAAGTTCGTCTCACAGATTCAAGACAAGTTCATTCAGTGGGGTAACTCGTAATGGCTGCCCTCAAAAGAATAGATCACTGGCAGTTGGCCCTTCACCAATACATCGACTCGAAGAAAGGCGTTGCTTTCTCCTACGATCCAGCGACAGGTACAGATTGCGCCACGTTCACCGCCGATGCCATCGAAGCGATGACCGGGACTGATATCGCCGCGGAGTTCCGGGGCAAATACAGCACACAGACCGGCGCATTGAAATCGATCAAAGAGATTACAGGTGGATCCAGTGTCGAGGACGTTGCAGTCCATGTAGCAGCCCAATATGAGATGCAAGCTCTTCCCTCAGTGTTATTCGCCCAGCGGGGAGACATGGTGCTCTTCGATGGCTCCGAAGGACCAGCACTCGGTGTGGTCTATCTGGACGGCCGTAATGCCGTGTTCGTCGGGGACAAGGGACTGAGCAAACTCGCCGTCAAGAAATGCTCTAAAGCCTGGAGAGTCGGCAACTAATGGCAAAAATCGTAGAAGGGGCGGCCCTGATTGCTGGCGCGGTAATCGCTACTGTTCTCACTGGCGGCCTCGCGTCTCCATTACTGCTCACGGCCTGGGGTGTCGCTATCGCTGGCACGGCTGTAAGTCTGGGCGCGTCCCTGCTACTCGGTGGAATCTCCCAAGCTCTACAAGCCGGGCCGTCCCTAGAGTTCTCGATCAAACAACCGTCAGCATACCGGCAGATCGTATACGGTCAGATGCGTGTAGCAGGCACGATTGTTTACGAGGGTTCGAGCGACGACAATAAAATGCTCAACCAAGTCATCGTATGGGCTGCTCACGCTTGCCAAAGCATTGACACTCTGTATCTCGATGGTCGGGCGCTATTCACGAGCGGCGACTCCGGTACACACTTCGATGATTCGGGCAACAGTTACGACTTCAAGGGAAAAGGTCACTTCAGCCATTCGCTTGGGCCGGTCCCTGGAACGTATTTCAGCGATCTCGGCGGGCGAGATAGTAATTGGTCGAGTGCCTGTACGCTTGATGGTCTGACAGCATCGTATATTCGCTGCGAGTTCGACCAGACTGTATTTCCGAGCCAGCCGGGTATCAAAGCGAATATCCACGGCAAGAATGACATATACGATCCTCGGACCGGCACTCGGGGATACACCAACAATGCCGCTCTGATAATCGCCGACGTGCTCTGCAATAGCGAGTTCGGCCTTGGATGCGATTATGCTACCCGAATCGATGAGGATGCTCTCATCACGGCTGCCAATCTATGTGATGAGCAAGTCGCTCTGGCGGCGGGCGGAACGGAAAGCCGGTATACGCTCAATGGCTTCTTCGATACTTCGAGCACTCCCGGAGACATTATTGATGCCATGCTCGCTTGCTGTGCTGGTCGACTCTCCTACCAGGGCGGTAAGTTCCAGATCCTCGTGGGCGCCTGGTATGGCTCCGGCCTGGAGTTCTGGGATTACGATATCGTTGGCCCGGTCAAATGGTCTCCGAAGAGAAAGTATCGCGATCTCAACAATGCCATTCGAGCGACTTACATAGCCCCAAAGCATCCCTACGCAACGGTCGGCTACGACCAGGATCACCGTGACTCTTCGATTTTCGGCTCCGATTGGCAGCCTGCCGATGCTCCTGAATATGCCCAAGATGTTGCTCACGGTTATGACTCCGACGCCAATCTAACAGCGGATGGAAATGTAAAGCTCTACACCTCTCGCTCCTATCGTTTCTGTACGTCGGTCAGCATGGCCCAACGGCTCATGAAGATCGATCTGATGCGGAATCGTCAGCAAGGCTCAGGCACGCTGAAGATGTCTCTGTCGGCATATCTCGCCACAGCCGGAGACGTGATCCAGCAGACTTTTGCCGGGTTCTCCTGGGATGCCAAATACCTAGAGATTCAATCTCTCCGGTTCATTTCTTCAGGCAGTTCGAGCGATAGCGGCTCAGGCGATAGCAGCCAGCAGGACGTGCCTACTCTCCAGTGCGAGGTACAGGTATGTGAGACAGACCCGTCAGTATATCTCTGGTCCACCTCCGAAGAGAGAACCCCTGAAAATTCGACTTCTCCGGCAATCGCTAATCGCTGGTCGGTCAATCCGCCCACGAACCTGATCCTGGAGTCCGGCCTTGATTCAGCGGTAGTCGGAACTGACGGCGTGACGATACCCCGTATACAGATTACGTGGATCGAGCCAGACGACCCGTTTACACTTTCCGGCGGACACCTGGAGATCCAATGGCAGTGGGCAAACGATACAGCAAACTGGCATTCTCTCGGATACTTCGGTCCGACCACCAATATCTATTTCATGACGGGCGTGGTCTGCGGAGTCACGTACAACGTTCGTATCCGTGCGATCAGATCCAATGGAGCATCGAGCGATTGGACCACGGCTCTGAACCATGTTGTCAGTTCTACAGCCGTATCGAACATCACCATCGGGCATATCAGCGGACTTGGATCTCTGGCGAGTAAGAACTTCGTTGACTTCAGTTCAGCCGACGTGGCGAATAAACATGCTGCCAATCTCCAGTACTCGACTGGCATCTCGGTCGAAGCTCTCAGACCTGCTGAATCCGGGGCAGAGATAACGACAGGCAAAAGTATTGACATTTTAACGGACGGTGGAACGTACAGCCGGGTCAAAGGGAACCAACTCGTAGCTGGCATCATTTCCGGCAAAAGCTATGGCTCCAATTTCATATCGAACCCTTCATTTGAGTCAAACAAAGTCGGTTCGGCGTTGAACGCGATATTGTCAACCAATTGGTCGGCAACGGATGACTGGAAAGTCGCGGCGACCGGAAGCGGCTTTGAAGTCTATGTGTCCTACGGATACAGCAACTCAGGCAATAACAGTCTGTTACTTCGAGTGGCGGGTGCTCAAACGATGGCAGCGGGCGCAACGGCTCGTGTTGTGTCTCCAGCGATTCCTGTGATACCCGGATCACAGTATTACATTGGCGGAAAGCTCGCGCAAACGTCTTCAGCGGGCAACCCGTTGACCTCTGGCTTAGTCATTCAACAGCGTATCGGACTTATCTACACAGATGCAAACGGCGGATGGTTAGGCGATGTCTACCCTCCAGATCAAGTCGCGGTCGGAAACGGAACGGTCATTCCTGGATTTTCGTGGACACTTGTCGCTGGTGTCGTGACGATTCCGAGCAATGCCTCATACATTCAGATGGAGTGTGCAGCGTTCAACACGGGTAGCACTCAAGCAACAGCGGGCGGTATCTCTTGCGACTGCCACTTTGATGATGTCTTCTGCAACCAAGTTTATGGGTCGTCTTCGATCTTGAGCACTCAAGGATCGATCTTGCCCAATCAAACCATTCAGATCAATTACACGTACACCAAAAACTCGATCAGCTTTACCTGGTTGGCACAATCGATTGTAAGATCCGATGGTTCGTCTATTAGCGTTCCGGCCGGCTCACTAAATTACACCGGGCTTGCCCCATCGCGTGACCACTACACATACTGGCGCGTCAATGCAAGCACGGGCGCGCTGGGAGTCACATTCACCGGCTATCCGCCACTAGCTCCAAACAGCTATTACGCGGCAACGATGGCAAATGACGGATACGTTCCAGTCGGCCCAATCATGGTTACTACTCTAGACCTGAGTAATGACGGCACTGGAAGCGGAACTGGCGGCGGAAGTGGACTCTGCCCTGAAGCCAATGAGTTAGTGGATATCGAGGGCAAAGGTCAGATTATGGCTGGCGACGTGAAGCCCGGCGACAAGATTAAGGGCAAGTCGATCAAGACTGGCGAAGACGTATACCGGGAAGTCCTACAGATCTCAACTGAGGCATCCGTTGCGTGGCGCATGATCAACGGTCATCGTGTCAGCCCGTGCGAGTCCGTCTATTGGGACGGTGAATGGGTCCCGGCATATCGCGTTACTGGCGCAACGGTCGATGAGTTCCTCGGCACTAAGATACTCATGTCCGTGGCCTCTGATGAATATGACGAACAAAACTATTATCTACTCTCTGGCGTTCCGTTACTCATTCACAATTACCCAATTCTCCCTTGTTAGGACAAGTTAATGCAAGTACGTTGGGCTTTATCACAATTCTTCCACGACGCGGCGCTGAACATGCGGGTTCCGGTATGTCGTGCTTACAGCACTGGTCATTGGCACTGTCCGACGATTCCAGCGACCGATGACGGGTGGACTTTGGTCCAGATGTATACCAGTGCGCTTCAAATCGACGCCGCGAAGCAAGATCCTCGCGTGTTGATATGTCCGTTGACATTCGACCCGTCACCACTGGATCAGCGGGTCATTGACGCTTACGCTTCATGGGGCGCCACAACCGGGATGAATATGGGCGCTCTGTTAGCGACGTTGGCCAACAAAGAACCGGTTTTCGCGCATTCGCTTTAGGAGATTCACCACGATGAACACATTCAAGATTACAGCGGCCGTCACGCTGCTAATGCTTTCGGCAGCTTGCCACAAGCCCATAACCGTATTCAGCCCATCGCAGCCGGCCTCGGTCGAGCAGCAAGTGTACGCCGATCTGGTAACCGCTCAGACGGCTCTCGAAGATCTCAAGAGCGAGGCTGTTGAGTTCCCGGAGATCAAGACGCAACTCAATCAGGCGATTGCCTCGTACAACGTGGCAAACCAAGCATTCCTGGCGTATGAGAAGTCGAAGAATATCAACGTTGCCCATCCGCAAGACATTCTCGATCTTCAGGTGATGGTGTTGGCTCTCGAAGCACATATCCAGCAACTCGGAGAGTCATTCAAGCCGGCCGCGGCGGCAAAGGAGAGCAAGTAATCATGGACCAAACAACGCTACAGAACATCGAAACGATAGTCCAAGAAGGAACGATCCTAGCCGGTCTGCTGGCTCCCCTGGCTGGCCCGATTGCCCCTGATGTTGCACTGGGAGCGAAGATCGCCACCGCTCTGGAGACGATTATCCTTCAGGCGATGGCTGCTCATCAAGCGGCTCTTGGCTCACCGATCGATCTGAGCAAGCTACACACTATTACGCCGGTCACCTAGAACCGCATCACCGGAGTAACTCAATGCCCTTGTCCCAAGACACCGCCATACAGAACATGATCCTCTCGGAGCTTCAGGCTCTAAAAGCAGACCACAGCGAGTTCTCTCGTGCTACCGGAGAGCGACTCGCGGCGCTAGAGGTTGGAATGAAAACCATTATCGGGAATGGACAAAAGGGACGCCTAACTTTACTTGAGGAATCAGTGGACCGCCTGAAAGCATTTCGCTGGTACTTGCTTGGGGCGGCAGCCTCTACCGGCGGTGTCGTATCTCTTCTCTTCCATCTGGGAGTCGGCAAATAAATATGGCCTGGCTCTACCACGGTGAAGCTCTGACCAGTCCGCCGGCGGGCTCGGTCGGGTACGTCTATTTGATTACTGACCTGCGATCTGGCAAGCAATATATCGGCAAGAAATGCTTCTACAGCCGTACATCTAAGCGGGCTCCGGGGAAGACTCGCAAGACATGGACGGTCAAACAGTCCAACTGGCGTGACTACTTCGGCTCATGCGATGAGTTAAAGGCTCAAGTGAAAGCGGCCGGGCCGGAGAACTATAGGCGAGAGATTCTCCATATCTGCCAGAACAAGCGAGAGATGAGCTACCAGGAGACACGTGAGCAGTTCGTCCGAGACGTACTCCATGCTCAGTTACCAGACGGCCAAAGAGCGTTTTACAACGGCAATATCGCTAGTCGCTGGTTCCCGGAAAGACGGGCCGAATAGACCATGTGGACATATTCTCAATCGACTGGCAGGCTGTATCACGACGGCGAAGATATCGGCACAGGCTATTCCGGCCGCGGCGCCGGGCTGGACAATCCGGCGATGGAAAGTGTCCCGAATGTCGGACCGCTCCCAGAGGGTCTGTACCAGATCGGAGTGCAATACACGCATCCTCATACCGGACCAATCACGATGAGACTCTCTCCTGATATTTCCAATGTCATGTTTGGCCGCGGTGGATTCCTGATCCACGGTGACAACTCGACTCACACGGCTTCAGAGGGCTGTATCGTTCTGCCCCGGAGCATACGAGAGCAGATCGCACAGAGTACAGATCGACGAATGAAGGTGATTGCCTAAATGCCATCTAGCCCAAAGCTCTGGGTACTTGCATACGACTTGCACCATCCCGTGCATCATGTTCCATCGTGGGATGCCGTGCTGGACTTCTTAAAGCACAACCGAGTAGACGGCTTCTTATTCGGCGGAGATCAAAATGATATGGCCGAGATATCGCACTGGAACAAAGGGAAGCCACTGTTCCAGGAACGTGGAGCACTCGACAGAAACCTGAAAGCCTTTGATCGAGACATTCTCTCTCAAGTAGAGAGGCTCCTCCCTCCGGGAGCAGAGCGAGTGTGGCTGACAGGCAACCATGATGCATGGTGTACAGCATTATTCGAGGAATCACCGGCATTAGAAGGTATGTTCTCGGTCGAGTCTCACTTACGGCTGCAAGAGCGACACTGGAACGTTATTCCCCAAGGTGGTCATTTTAAGCTCGCCAGTAATCTATTCGCCATTCACGGCGATACCATCGGCGGCGGCCAGAATCACTCCAAGAAAGCTGTTGAGACTTATTGTGCGTCAGTCGTAATGGGCCACAGTCACAGCTATCAAGCATGGACTAAAGCGTCTCCGGTTCACATGGAAGAACGCTGGACGGCGACAGTTTTACCTTGCCTCTGTAACAGAGCACCAAGTTACGGGAAGAACCGGGCAAACACCTGGAATAACGGCTTTGGAATTGTCGAAGTCAGACCCGGTGGAGAGTTCAGTCTGTATCCGGTCACCATTACGGGCGGTCAGTTCAGTTACGGTTCACGGCTGTACGGCCATCGGAAGTACAAAGCACGGAAAGCAGCATGATCGAAGGCTTTGATCCCGAAGAGGACAAAGCGCCAGATCCACACGATCTTATTGGACATCACAAAATGAAGCATATTTACTCGATACTTGTCTCGGTCATTCTCTTTCTCGCTCCGATGTTGGCGCGGCCGGCGGAACTAACGCCAATCACAGATACCGTCTATCTCGCTGATGGATCTGTAGCGACGGCCGGAACCATTACGATCTCCTGGCCTAGATTCACGAGCACGACAGGGCGAGCAGTTCCAGCGGGCTACAAGAAGGTCACAGTAGGAGCAGACGGTTCATTCTCGGTGAGCCTTGAGCCGACCGACACGGCTACCCCGGAGTTCTCGTATAGCGTTCAGTATGACCTCAAAGGGCAGTCTCCCAGCAGAGCCTCTTGGCAAGTGCCAACTTCGACTGATCCTCAGATCGTGCAGGCTCTCGTAGTCGAGGATGGAGTCAATACTCCGCCAGTCGTTCGGCTGACGGCCAAAGGTGATATCGGCGTATTCAACGGGACGGTGACCAAGCCTCTACACGTGGGGGCAAATGGAACTGTACCCATTGCCGACTCCTCGCAGCCTCTCGGTATTCGATGGGGAACTGTCTCGGGCTCCGGCTCAAGTGGTAGCGGGACAGTTACGAGTGTCGGTCTGTCTCTGCCGGGTATTTTCTCGGTGAGCAATTCACCGGTCACGAGTGCAGGGACTCTGACAGGCTCCCTCGTATCGCAGGCGGCAAACACTGTATTCGCTGGCCCGGTATCTGGAGTCTCCGCGGCGCCGGGATTCCGGGCGCTGGTCGCAGGCGATATACCGAGTCTGTTACCGAGCCAGATTACCGGGCTTTCGACTGTTGCCACTTCAGGCAGCTATCTCGATCTGACCAATAAGCCAAGCATTCCAACGAACAACAATGCTCTGACGAATGGAGCAGGCTACGCCACAGCATCCAGTTTGGCGACTGTGGCAACTTCCGGCCTCTATAGTGATCTGACGGGCAAGCCGACGATTCCCACGGCGGTCAGTCAATTGACCAATGACTCCGGCTTTCTGTCGAGTATTACCAGCTTGAATGTTACCGGGGCACTCGGGTATTCCCCTGTGAATCCTTCGAGTCTGGCATCTGTCGCTACGGCCGGCACGTATGCGAGTTTGACGGGTAAGCCAAGCATTCCGAGCAAGACTTCCGATCTCACCAATGACAGCAGATTTCTGGTGAAGCCTCTAACCGATTCCGTGGGCTGTCTCAATAATGACGGCTCCGGAAACTTCTCCTATGTGACCTGCGGCGGTGGGGGCGGAGGGATGACCAATCCTATGAATGCTGCCGGAGACATGATCTTTGGCGGGGTTTCAGGCGCTCCGTCTCGGCTGGCAAAAGGAACTGGCGTCCTTCACGGCGGAACTAGTCCCTCTTGGGGTCTGGTCGATCTGGCAAGCGATGTTATCGGCAAGCTCCCGTATACATCTTTGAGCGGGACTCCCACGATTCCGACCGCTACATCCGCCCTGACGAACGACTCCGGCTTTCTCACGTCGATCACCAGCACTCTCGTGACAACCGCCCTTGGCTATACTCCGGTGAACCCCGGCGGGCTCGCGATAGTAGCGACCAGCGGCCTGTATTCGGATCTGACGGGTACTCCGAGCATCCCGACCAAAGTATCCGATCTGACCAATGATTCAGGGTTCCTGGCGAGCATCACCAGCAGTCTCGTGACAACGGCTCTCGGCTACACGCCAGTTAATCCTACGAGCCTAAAGACTGTAGCGACAACCGGCAGCTATGCCGATCTGACCAGCAAGCCGACTATTCCCACGGACAATAACACGCTCACCAACGGCGCGGGCTATCTAACGAGCATCACGAGTAGCAATGTTACGACTGCTCTGGGCTATATCCCGGTGAATCCGACCAGTCTAGCGACAGTGGCGACGAGTGGCAGCTATAACGATCTGACCGACAAGCCTTCAGCGAGCGGGACAGGAAACGTCAGTGAAACCAGTGCAGCCGGAGCCCCTTCGGGGACCTGCACGGCAGGTGCTCAGTATCTCGATACAACGAATCATGATCTTTGGTTCTGTTCGCAGACAGATACATGGAAGAAGCTATTCAGCACGCTCAATACAGGCGCTTACATCGCTCTTGGATCAGAGGGAACGACTCCGGCGACTCCGGCATCGGGAACTGGAAAGCTCTTCTTCTCCTCGACCGATCACAACGCCGAATATCTCAACTCTGATGGAACGGCATTGGGTATGGTCCAGCCGAAAGCGGCCGCAACCCATAAGTTCGTGACGGCCATCGCTGCCGATGGGACGATTACGCAGGCTCAACCGGCGTACTCCGATATCTCCGGGACTCCAACGCTTTATAACCAGACGCTTCAACATGACGGCACGGCTTCCACACAGAGGGCGAAATTTAATCTCGCGGCCGGCTCAAATATAACCATTACGGCTACCGATAATGGGTCCGACACGACCACGTACACTCTCGCATCCAGCGCGACCGCTTCGACGGCATGGTCTGCAATTACAGGCGGCACAAGCACTGCCAATCTAGTCATCGGAACGGGTGGAAGTCTTGACTATACGAGCACCGGAACCATAAACGCCAATCAATATAAAGGCTCAACGATTCCGCGCGTTATCAACGCAACCTTTGATGGCGGTGGATCTGCTCTGACTTCCGGCAAGACGGTGTATCTTACCGTTCCCTTTGCTTGCTCGATCTCCGGCTGGTCTATTGCGGCCGATGCTGGTACGGCAACGGTGAAGTTCTGGCGGACGGCAGCCGGGACAGCCATTCCGACCAGTTCCAACTCAATCAGTACGAGCGGCGTCTCTCTGAGCACTGGGACGGCGATTCAATCGAGCACGGTAACAGACTTCACCAGCACGGCGGTTTCGGCCAATGACACGCTCGGAGTCAATCTCTCGGCTGTCGCCACGGCGAAGTACGTACAAGTGGGAGTGACCTGCAATGAGTAGGCTTCTAGCTTGTCTCTTGTTCGTATCGTCAATCGCATCCGGCGCGGTTGTTCATGTTGGTGGAGTGGCAACGTCCGACGCGAGCGCAAGTCAGCCTAGTTTGTCAGTAACATATACGCCTCATGCGATTGGAGATGTTATCGTCATTGGTGCTGACTGCGCCCCATCTGGCGATGGACCAACATCCGCGACATTTACTTCTAGTGGCTGGACGATCAACAATACAATTCCGGTCTTTGGTTCGGTGTTTACGTATATGGCGGCGGCACAAGCTTATGCCCCCAGTACATCATCATCCACACTCACAGTCACATTTAACAAGAACTGTACCTGGCTAAATGTCTTTGTTGCCGAATTCTCCGGCATGGACACGTCGACTCCGATCGACGTAACAGCAACGTCAAACTCCTCTGGAACACCGACCGTGTCAATCACTCCGACCGTGGACAACGATGCTATCTGGGTAGCTTGTGACGATGACATTACAGGTGTGGGTTCAGGCTACACGCAATCATCGACCGATGGGCAAGGCGATATGGCTGAGTACAAGATACTGACTGGTGGTGCAGGAGTGGCACAGCATCCGACATTCGTAGGCAGCGGAGCTTATGGATGCGTTGCTATGGCGATTAAACCTCCGTCGGCAGCACCAGCGAGCGTGATTATCGGCCGGGCATGGATCGAATAACTATGAGACTTCTGTTAGCATTGTTCATGCTATCGGGATGGCTAAGTGCTACTCCTACGCTATTTTTTAGCGATCTGACCTCAGGCCCAAACAGTGGCGGAGAAACGAGCGGCAGTTACTCCGGAGCTTACGTTACACTCTACGGAAACCACTTTGGCGCGACGCAAGGATCGTCAACAGTCACGATGAATGGCTCGGCGTGTATGCGAGTCGTATCTTGGGGCGGTTCCTGGATGTGGTACCAGAAGATCGTTGTACAGCTTGGCTCAACTTGCGCATCTGGCAGTATCGCCGTAACAACCAGTGGTGGTACCTCGAATCCATTGGTCTTCACTGTGCGAACGGGAAATATCTATTGTGTTGCCACGTCAGGAAGTGACTCAGCGAACGGCAAGTTTCCCACGTGCTGGAAAACCGTTTTACATGCCCGCGATCAAATGGTGGCCGGCGATACTGTTTATTTTGAAAACGGCGTCTCGCAAACGGTGGATGATGGAACGGGATTCAGAACCACTGTATTGCTGTACTCGGGATTTAACGCTGCTGATGGGAACGCAGCAAATCCGATAGCCTGGTTAGCCTATCCTGGCGCCACGGTGACAATAGGAAATTCCCTCGGGAATCCCAACTTTGGAATCAGAGTAGCCGTGTCGTATTGGGTTTTCTCGGGTATTACATTCCGAGGAGATGTTGCCGTATCATTTGAAGCTACGAATGGCCAGCTTATTGGAAGCGATGTATCGTGCTATGACCCGGCTTCAGAAATACAGTCTTGTGTTCACGCTGGTGGAGCCGATCACATTTATGTATACGGAAACAACGTGCACGACACCACCCATGCGAGTAGTAAATTGGCGCAGGGCATCTATATGTCTACTGACACCAACCACGTGTGGATCGGCTGGAATACGGTCGCCAACTCAACTGTTTGTAATGGAATTCAGATGCACTCTTCCCCTACAGGGGACAATGGCGACGATCAGTTCGACATTCATATACACGATAATGTAGTGCATGATATTGGCTGCTCTGGAATCGACATTGCAACCGTTGACCCATCTAAGGGACCAGTCGAAGTTTACAACAACGTTGTGTACCACACAGGGACGACTACGAGTTGGTCGGATGGTTCGACTGGTTATAATATGGCTTGCATCTATGCGCCGGGTATTCTCAATCATGGTTCGGCGGGCAGTGGAACTGTCGAGATTTTCAACAATACCCTGTATGACTGCGGCCCGGTCGTAACCGACTTCACGACGAATTCCGCATTTCAATTGGTGGCCGGAAGCTCCCCCAATATCCGATACAACCTCCGCAACAATATCGTCTATAACATTGCATCGAATGAACTTTATTTGACTGGTGATACATCAGTTGTAACCTGTACCGGCCCTAACGACTGGTTCGGCAACGGAACAAAGCCGGCGGTCTGCTCGTCGGATGTAAACGTCGACCCGAGATTTGTTGATGCAGCAAATCATGATTTTCATTTGCAGGCTACCAGCCCCCTGTTAGATACAGGAGCCACAATTGCGGGCGCCACAACTGATATTGATGGGGTCACACGGCCGCAAAACAGTATTTTCGATCTGGGAGCCTATGAACTTCTGACGGATGCGGGCGAGGTGACTCCAGCGGCCGGCAGTTCCGTTTCCGGCTCTGTGCTGTTCTCCGGGGCCGGCTCGATCCAGTAGGAGCAATCACAATGACACTCTTCGGCTATACATTCTCGACGACGGAACTGCTCTTTCTCACTCTTGCGGCCGGCTGGCTATTCTCTGCTCTCTCCTACAGTCTTCCGGCTCCGACCGAGAAGTCTTCAGTGCGGTACGTGTTCGTCTACAGGCTGTGCCACTTCGCCGCGGCGAATCTCGACAGATTTAAGGCTCAGAAGCCGGAAGCATAGGCCGACAGTTGGCACTCCTATGGACTTGAGCAAGCCGCACCAGATCGAGCCGGTATTGTAGCGTGCGTTAATTCCGTTTACCGTCTCTCTTTTCAACAGCCAGTCGCGCACTCTCCGGCAATTGGTCGTACAGCGTCTGAATTTGCTTAGGTCTGGCGATTCTGTCTTCGATAATGAAGTTCATCATTTCGAACAGATTATGGGCAATCTCCGGTGTGTCATCAATTGCGATCTCTCCAGGATGAACAGCGTTGTTTCCCACAACTCGGCAGATGTCCAAAGCTTGCTGAACTTTGACAGGAAGACCGTCTTTCACTAAATTGCCTATGTCATCGTTGATGTTCTTTCCCTTTTGCCCTAGAGCTACCATCAACTTCTGTAACGCGAGTCGCAATAGAGCCGAAGCTGCTTTCGGTGACTTTACCACGATTTCTCTTGCTTCGTTGTAGTCACCTCTACACTCTTCTGGCATCTCTGAGTGAGCGAAAGGAATAGGCACATCGGCCGGAATCACCAACTCACCTTTATACCAGTACGACCGCTGCTGACAATGGAGACAAATACATGCGGTCAACTCATCAAAGCTTAGGAGGTCAGTGAGGCCATTGGGGCGCACGAAACATCTACCCCACCTTTGGTCTGAAAAGACCTGGCAATAAGGGCAATGGAACTGTTTTACCTGGTGCTGGGGAGGATAAAAAGGAGCCACTATATTGTTCTAAAATCTATCGCATGCCAAGGTGTTATGCAAGTGCTCGGGCCTCGACCGTAAACCTCTGGCCAGGCTATATCGGCACAGTTTCTGCGGGCCGCAGCTTCGCAGACATTCTAGAAGTTATCATCGGCTTTCGGGAAGAATTCTATTTCTGTAGCGTGTACGGGTTTGTTCTCAAGTGAGAGCATAGCGGCCATTAGGTGAATAATGGTTCGATCGTGCTGGAACTGCACATGGAACCCAGCGTTTTCCTTGAGAAATCTCGTGACGTCCGCATCGAAACCATTCAACGAAATCGTATAGCCAACGCGGGCAGTGCCGAGAAACAGGTACCCCTCTCCATATTTGCTGGTAAGGGCGTCATACCAAGCGTACAGGGCGTTCTTCGTATCAGAATCATTACCGGTACTCTGGGGGATAAACCAAACACCGATCAGATGATTTTTCTGAAAAGAGTACATGATGTCCGTGGTTATACCGGAGATTGTCTCGCCGAAGACCCAGCACGAAAACTCTGGAGTACCGCTCTTACAGAGCCCGATCATTAGTTTCGGTTCAGCCTGGTGAACCTCTTCCAAGGTCATACCCCAACGAACATGCCGCAAATCGTACTGCGGAGCCGCAGTTGTCTGAGCAGAGCCTAAGCAGGCGCTGAACAGGAACGCACCGACAAACAGTTTGGCGTTGGTTTGCCCAAGCCGTTCAACAATCGTCACGGCCATCTATCGTATCTGATCGGGCGCCTTCGCCACCAATCGAGCTTCCCGGATCACCTTCCGCAGTAGCGGCATGGCAGGATCTTCTCTCCGAGTGGGCGTCAGCTTCTTTATCCGCCGGGCGGCAAAGATCAGAGCAGCACGGAGTTCTCGATGCGATCTCTCAAGCTCAGTCATACAGATTAGTGCGATCCTCCGGCCGAAGCTCTCGAATGTCACTGTATTGGCGGCGACTCCACTTCGACCGGCTCTCCGCAGAAGTGGCAGACGAATACGAGGATCTGCTCGAAGCCTGGAAACACGTTCAGTTCTCCACAATGCGGGCAGCGGGCGGAACACATAGAATCGATCTCAACCGGCGCCTCATCGTCTTCGGGATCGTCTTCATTCGGCAT